CAATATCAAGGTTTAGAATTCTTGCAGTATCAGAAATGATAGATGTAGAAGTTCTGATAGCACCATTAATATCAAGTTCAAAGTCAACAGTATCAAGAACAGCGGTTGCTGCAGCACCAGCACCATTACCACCAGTGAAGACAACATTTGGAGCTGTAGAATAACCGTTACCAGGATCATTGACAGCAATAGAAACAACTGCTCCATTAAAAATAAAAGCAGACGCTTGTGCTTGAGTTCCACCTGCAGGTGGTGGATCAATTTCAACTGTTGGGGCTAAAGTATATCCAGAACCTCCAGCAGTAACGTTAATCTCATTAACTCTCTGACCAGTTCTGTTAATACCAACACGGGGTAATCCGCTTTGAGCATCTAGCTCTAAACGCATTACTTCTTTCTCATTAGCGCCCGCCCCGACTCTAATGGTAGCTTCATTATCACCGATAAGTTTAGGATTTATGCCCCTAATTTTCTCTTTATCGGAATTAATATGAAAACTCATGGTGTTACCGTGCCCTTGACTTTTTTCCTATCTTATATTTAGCATCACGCCCAGGCAATACTAATAACTTCAGTAGATACTGCCCACTTAATTGTCTGTACAGTTCCAGTTCTTACTGTAGAATAACTGAAACGATTAGTTGCCGTAAAAGAACTGATATTCCAGGATTCATTAACAGGAACATCATGTTTAATAATTGTCAACATATTTGATAATTCTGACACAGCGCCAGATCCATCACAATATACCGCACTTTCAATCTTACCAGAATAAACAACTCCCGATGGATTTACTCCAATAAAATGTCCTGTAATAAAATTCATCGTACTATTATCAATAGTAATAGATGTCCCAACATCATCCAATTGCAAAGTTGCTGTGTTAACTCCTCTTAGAATGTAATTTGTAGTTTTACTATCTGTGTAGAAAGAGTTCTTCATCTCAATTGAGTTAAACTCTTTTGCATTATGGAGCTCATCTACATGAACTGTTTCTCCTACTGAGAATCCTCCAAGAGATTCAAACTTTTGTAAATTGGTTGCCATTTTACTTAATTTCCTGAACTAGTACGGTAAAGTTGATAATGTCAGCATTAGCATGATCATTTGTCAGAGTCAAAGTGATTCTGGGTTCTGTAGAAGCAGTAAAGTCAAATGATGCTGTATACTGATCAGCAGAAGTATTCAGAGATGCATATTCATTATGGAAAATATCTGTTCCATTATCTATAACCGAATACTCAGTCATAGATCTCTTTCCAGAACTAGATTTTGAAACAACTGTTACTTTACATCCTTTGGAAGAAGAACTAGAATATAGAACAACATTGGATGATTCCAATCCACCTTTAGTTAGAGCAAAAGTTGAAGTGCTAACCTTATAATCTGCTAGTTCAAATTCTTTTAGTTCTCCATCAAAGATCTTGACTCCATTAAAACTTCCCGAACCAAAAGTTGTATTAAAATATACATCTCCTTGATTATCTAATCTCAACACAGGATCAACATTTAATCCAGACGAAAGTCCAAGATCTAAATATTGTTTCGTGCTACTAATAAATGTAGTGGTGGTACTACTATTGTCAATAGTAGTAGCATTAGAATTCAAAGTAAGAATTTGAGTATCAACCGCTAAAGAGTTTCCTCCACTAGTAGTGATAGTGTCAATATTTGTAAAGTCAAGAGCAGTTTCAGTTAACTGTAATGTATTTGAATTATTATTGTAGAAATATAAAATATTTTCATTTGCTGCAGGAGCAGTTTCTGGAATAATGTAAGTATTACCATCAACGTCTCTGACACCACCAAGAGATGACCAGTTAGTACCACTATATCCTTCAAATTGTTGGATTGTAGTATTGAAACGAATAGAACCAGGACCAGCAGCTGCAATAGATTTTTCATTGTCAGTACCAGCAGGAATTCTAAAGTGAGTTACAGAATCAACAATTGTTTGTTTACCTGCATTAGGTCTAAGAATTAAATCTTGTACAGTAGTAGAAATTGCATTATCATGAAGTTTAAGTTCTTGACCAATAACTAGAGGACAATCTTTTGATGGTCCAATTCTAACTTCTTCTACATTTTCAAATGTAAGTGGTCCTACAGCAATTTGTGACCATGTAAGTTGTGCAGTTCCATTATTTTGAGCACCAGAAGTATGAGTTGGTTCTGATCCAGTAGTTCCTGTTGTACCAGCTCCTGTAACTTCGTATAAATTATTTTTGTGTTTTAGATATTGTCCAACAGTAACTGTGGTGTTTGCAACCCACTCAGAATATGATGGAAGTCCAACTTTAGTAGAGGAAATTTTCTTTACTGAAGTAAAGTCAAGATAGTGTGTGGTTAATTTTGCACTATTAACACCATCATTATAGAACCATAATGTATTATCATTTGCTCCTGCAGTAAGTTCTGCTAAGATGTAGGTGTTGCCATCAATATCACGAACACCACCCAAAGAAGACCAAGATGTTGTTGTTGCGTTGTAACCTTCATACTGATTACTATCAGTATTGAAACGAATAGAACCATTTTGTGCCAAACCTCCAGTCAAAGGTCTAGCATTGGTATCACCAACAGGAATCACTAATGCTGTATCAGTATCAATCTTCGCAATTCTAGAAGAGAAAGGTTGAAGAATGAGGTCATTTCCAGCAGTAGTTTCAATTTCATTTTCACTAATAAGAATTTTGCCATTAGAACTAAATGTTCCATTACATCTTACAACACCTAATGATGTAATATCACCAGTAGTTGATAACGTAAGATTTGTTGGACCAATTTTTAGATTTCCCTTAAATTGAGATTCACTGTTAGTTTCTACTACCAAACCATTGGATGCGTTAATGGTATTAATAGAAGCAACGTCACCAGTAATTGCTGGAGCAGTTAATGTACCAGTAATACTAGCAGTAGTAAAAGTTGCATCTCCAGAGATTGTTGATAGAGAAGTAACACTGCCTGTATCTGCATCAATAGAAACAACATCAGAAGATGTGATTTGAGCTACGCTTAACTGGAATCCACTACCAAATACCCTTGGGTTTGTTGTATTTACAGTGAGGAGTGCTTCTACGCCATCTGCTCCACCCATATCTGGGTGCGCTTGGCAATAATAGTATAAGTCTGGTGTAGTATCAATTACTTTTAGTGAGAGTTTATCTGCAGTTCTTGTAACGCCAGCAGTATATTCAACTCCAGAAAATGTTACTACAGTTGCACCTGCAACTAATGGATTGTTACTGAGAGTAATTGTATTTCCATTAACAGCTTCAACTGTTGTACCTGCTAAAAGATCACCATCTCCAGATACTTTAGTTACGGACATTCCAACTAAAATACCAGTAGAAGAAGCAACAGTAATGTCTGCAGAAGATACACTGAATGTTGTAGAAACATCTGCTACTGTTGTATTAGATCCATCTGGATGAATTGACAATGCAAATGGATGAGAAGATACAGATCCATCAGAGATATCAAAATCATAAACATCACCAGAATAAATTGTTAGATCTGGTGTCAGTGCTCCGTCAATGTAATACTTATTTCCCAGTGAAGTTTCGCTGTCAATGGTATAAACATTTCCAGGAACTCCAGTTTTAATTACAGTATCATTTGCATTTAGAGAAGCACCTTTAACCGTTACTGCTGTAATAACTCCACCAACAGTTGTAATAGCAACAACTGAAAGTGGAATACCTTGAGCAGCATTTGGGTCTTCTAGTGTGTCTCCAATTACCAGTGCTCCTGCAGCAGGTTCTTGTCCGTTCGCAAATGTAAGTATTTCAGTCTGAGATACAGTAACAACTTTTGTGATTGGTTGTGCTAAATCTGTTGGAGATACCGATAAAACGTCTCCAGTATCATAACCATTACCACCAGAAACTATTTCTACATCATCAACAATACCTAATGCATCAATTGTAAATGCAAACGGAGTGGTTCCTACGCCAAATGTAGGTCTGACATTTACTGTTCCTGTGCCAGCTTGTGTCGCGACTGGAGTAAACTCTAGAGTTGTACCATCAATTACGTTACTGACAGTTGTAGTTCCATCTAAAATTGCTGTTCCAGAAGCAATAGTAATAATATCTCCAGCAACAACGCCAGTTGTATCCGCAACAGTAATTTGATTTAAAGTTGCAGATACAAATTCAAGTGTAGCTGCTCCATCAACTGTTGGGTTAGCAGATAATGTGAGAGTTGTTGCATTGTCAACAGATGCTACAGTTGTTCCAATTGCAACTTGTCCTACATTTGTCTGGTTGCCAATGACATTCATGCCAGCAACAATACCAACTGTAGAAGATACAGTAATTTGAGCAGAAGCAGTGCTTAGTGTAGTGGAAACTCCTTGCTTCCTACCAGGAATTGTTGTTGCTACTCCAGAAAGTCCTGTTGGAAGTCCTAGAACATCGGAAACTGCATATCCAGTTCCTCTGGAAGAGAATTCAAAATCCTTTACTACTCCAGGATCAGAGGTTACCGTATATGTAAATCCTGCACCAGCTCCACCAATATCTGCAGTTGCCGCAGAAAGAACATCAGTCTTTACATAATTTTGACCAGCATCTGTAATTTGTACACCAGTGACAGCACCGAGGTATGTTAACCCAGTAATATTAAATACAAACCCAGAACCAGTAGCACCCTGTCCTAAATCTGGTGTAAAGAAAGATACATTATCTCCAACTTTATAACCATTTGCATTTGCACCAACGTTAACATCAAATGCAGTAACATTACCAGAAGAAGATGTTACTAAAGCTGTAAATCCGTGACCATATACTCCAGCAGATCCAGCAACTACACTAAAGGTATTGCCCATTCCACCATGAACAGCACAATAATATTGATAGTCAGTTGCAAGAGTTGCATTTGGTTTGACGATAAGATCAATAAAAGCTCCTGCTGTTCCAGGAGTTCCCTTTTGAATTTCAATAAACTCATTACTATCTAAAGGTTGACCAAATCCCTCAGCAAATGTAAATGGGTGACCAATAACACTTGCATCACTTAAATCAAATCTGTAAGTATTTCCTTGGGTTAGTGTTAAAGTTGGTTGTGTATTGCCATCAATAGCGTATACATTATCAGGTGGAGGTGTTCCAGGGTTTGTTACAGTTGTAACAATAAATGTTTGAGTTGGAACGTTTAATAGAGTTACTGATGTTGATGTATGATCGCTGTATCCTGTACCAGCATTTGAAATGTTTCCCGCTAAATCTACATCACCAGTAACGACAATTGTTGCTTCTGCTCCAGTACCAGATCCACCAGTTAATGATACACCAGTGTAAGTATTGGGTACATAATTATTTCCACCAACAATAGTACCAACAATACCCTCTACTGTAAATCCAGCAGTAGCTCCTGTACCAGTTCCACCAGATAGAAAAATATTAGTAAAAGTTCCTTCCGAATAATTCAGACCAGAATTTGTGATTGTTCCACCAAATTCAACTACAGTAATTTCTGCAGTTGCACCATCTCCAGTTCCTCCTGTTAGTGTGACGGGAGTATAAAGACCTGCATCATAGTTTGAACCAGCAGTTAAAACACTGACCCCACTATCTGTAAGAATATTTTGTTGAACAATAAAATCTTTATAAGAAACTACTTGAGTTATAGAGAAGTCAGCAATCTTTTTTGACTGCCCTACAAACCCAATAACACCAGCATCAACTTTGTAAAGACCTAGATTCTCTTGACTAATAAAAGCTAGAGATGGTGCAATTTTTGTTCCATTGCCAAGTTTTAAATTTCCTGTAGAAAGATCACTTCCTCCTTGAGAAATATTAAAAATTTGGTCACCAATTTGATTAATCTTCTGCCTTTGAAGTTCAAAGGTATCAGTTCTAGCGACTTGAATTGCTGGCATTTTTAACTAACTCTCTAAGTAAAGATTTGATCTCAGAAACTTCATTCTTCAACATATTTATG